GAGGAAGTCGGTCACGCTGGCTTCGCTCTCGCTGCGCAGCTTGGCCTGGATCTGATCGGCATCGAGCCGGGAGCAGGTGAGCGAAAAGTCGAACGGCTGGTCTGCGCCTGCCTCGTCTTTGATGGTGCCTTTGACCTTGAATTTGACGCGGTTGGAAACCAGGATTTTGATAGCCATGAGGGTGCCCGATTGATGAATGTCGCCCGAATGAAAGATGCGCGGCGCGGCAGGCTCGGGGCCGACCTGCCCTGCAGCGAAAAGGCTGCAGTGCCGCGCAAAAACGCGCCTGGCTTACGAGGCGTAGGACATGAAGCGGCCCAGCAGCGTGATGGCGGCGGTGACCTGGTTGGCCTGGTTGCGGTTGAGCTGGGGCGCTTCGGACACGCTCATGTAGCCGTAGCCGTAGCCCAGCGCGCCACCGCTCAGAACCATCTTGAACGCCACTTTTTGCAGAGTGCGCGAGATGTTCACCATGGCCTGGTAGTTGGCGTTCGCCGGGTCGTGGCCGAGCGTGAGGTTGATGCTCATGGCGTTGAAGCCGGTGGGCACGTTGATGTCGTTGCGCTTGGACAGCGGGGCGATGGTGGTAAACCGCGCATCGCCGCCCTGGGTGGCAATTTGCAGCAGCTGCGGAATTTCCAGCCAGGTGCCGATCTTTTGCGCGTTGCCCACGCCGCTGCCAGCGGGGAAGAAGTTGGTGTCCACCGCGTTGAGGCCGGTCACGCCGTAGGTGTCGGCGGTGAGCTGATCGACGCGGTACACGCTGTCGGTGGCGTCTTCCCAGCCGGAGGTGAGCAGGACTTCATCGTTTTCGAGGAAGCCGTGGGCCGCGCTGGTGGTCACCGCCGGGGTGGCGTTGGTCAGGGCAGTAATGGACTTGGCAGCGGCCAAGGTGTTGCTGAAGTAGAACTTCGAGCCTTCGGGGAAGTAATAAGCCATGGTGGGGACTCCGTTGGGCGCTTACAGCGCGGTGGTGGTGGACAGGTGGGTGATGGAAAAAACAAGGGTGGCGCAGGCGGTTTGCTCGCCATCGACGTCGAAGTCGTAGGTGATGCCTTCGGGATCAACGCGCAGAACGGCGCCGCCCAGCGTGGGATCGGCCATGAGGCGGCTGTAGGCGCTTTCAAGCAGCGCATCGACCGCCACGTCTGGCGCGGTCTGGGTAGAGGTTTTGGCGTAGCACTCAACCGCCACGCGGCACGCCCACAGCATCGGCCCCTGCATGTCACGCTCGGCCACCTCGGCCTGCAGCGGGCGCACCACCGCGGCGGTGGTGGTGTTGGCTGCCAGCGGACGAAGGCGAACGCGGGCGACCTGCGGGGCAATGGCGGGCGCGGCCTGCAGCGCTGCCAGCACGGCGGCTGTGACGGCAGAAACCAGGGTGGTCATGCGGCAAGCTCCAGAATGAGCGTGCTCATGCCCGTGCCGTCAGGCTGGTGCTCGGCCACCAGGTAGCTGCTGCTGCCCACCACACATGCCTGGCCAACAGGGTTGGCGGGTACTTGCGTCGTGGGCAGAGACAACCGTGGCTGAGCGCCTGCAATGCCGAACGGGCCCACCGCGCCCAGGCTGTAGCCGTTGTCGAACACGCCCACCACCGCCATGCCGCCCAGGGTGGCAGGCACCCCGAAGTCGGCAAAAAAGGTGGAGAGGTCTTCGACAAACATGGCGGTGGCCTGGGTGCTGCGGGCTGGCTGGCTTAGGCCACGGCGTTGGTGATGAGGTAGCCAGCGCTGGCAGATGCCAGCACAGGAGCCTCGGCCCGCGTAACGGGGTACACCCAGCTCTTGGTGTTGCGGTCGTAGTAGGGCTCTTCGGCCATGGGGTAGCCTTCCAGCGTGTAGGTGTAGCCGTAGCTGGGGGCGCCCATGTCGGCCACGCTGCCCAGCTCGGTGTAGGCGACCACCACGTCTTTGCCCCAAACGTCGGTGAAGGCGTTGCCGGCGTCGTTGCTCCAGATGGCATCACCCACCAGCACGCGCTGCACGCCGAACAGGGCGGCCAGAATTTCGGCGGTGGCCACGTCGCGGCCGGTGTATTTCATGCGGTCCACCACAACGGGGTGCTGGCGCAGGCGGGCCATGACGGTGGCACCCATGACCACGGTGTTGGGGCGCTTGCCGGTGACGGCGCGAATGGCCTCCTTGGCCGTTTCGATGTTGTTGATGGGGTTGCTGACGGCGCCGTAGTCGCTCCACTGGGCAGTACCCGACAGCGTGACTTTATTGGCCGCGGCGTAGGTGGCGGCGGTGCGGGCAATGTCGGCGGCTTGCTTTTCAAGGCGCAGGGCCATGATGTTGGACACTTTGCGCACGGCCATGGCGCCATGGTCGATGCCGGGCACGGCCTGGCCTTCTTGCATCACTTCGATTGGCAC